TAAGACATTGGGTGAGTATTGGTGGGTTTCGCCTATAATAGGTCATATAATATTGACTATGATAATAAAATTCAATGTATAAAAATTTATTTATTATTTATTATTTATTATTTATTATAAGGACAAATATCTAATCCGATTGCTTTATTTGCTAATTTATCTGCATACATATTACCTATAGAATGTATATCATCATTATTAGTGTGAGCTTTTATATGTTGAAAATGAACATTAGATATATCTTTATATGTTTCATATATTAATTTTACAAGTTCTTTATTAGGTATATTATATATATAATTTTTATTATATTGTTTTTCGCCGTAACTAGTTGCACATTTTATAGCATATTCTGAATCAGATATAATTGTTATATTTTTTTTATTTAATATATCATTTTTAATTATGGGAAATACTTCAATTATAGCAAATAGTTCAGCTGTATTATTTGTTTGTTTTCCTTCTATTTTTTTAGAAACATTCCTATAATCATTTATTCCAAAAAATATACCAATACCAGCACACGCATTATGTTTACCATTATTACTACAAGAACCATCTGTATAAACATAATAATCAATATGTTTTATTGATTCAGAATTATTATTATTCTTATTATTATTATTCTTATTATTATTATTCTTATTATTATTATTCTTATTATTGTCTATTATAAAACTTTTAGCTTCATCTATTGTACTAAATTTTTTATATATAGCATTTTTGTACTTATTAACTGAATAATAACAATCATTCCAATTATCAAATATTCCAATATTATTACCATTAGCTACAGCATAATAAGGCATAATATATATTGCTTATAAATATAAATATAAATATAAATAAATAAATTTTTATATTTAAATAAAATTTATTTATTAAGTTAAAAAAGTTAATAAATTTTGTACAACATTTTTATTAATTTTTCTATTATTTTCCAATTTAATATCATACATTTCTTCTGCATTATTTTTTAAACAATCTATTAATGTTTCTATATTATTATATTTATCTGATAATATTTTACTTGTTTGACAACTAATACCAGGTATTTGATTTAACATAATTTGCATTATGTTATCGCGTGTAATTTGTGATTTTTTACTATTTTTGAGTACAGAAGGATAATCTAATTTTACATTTTCTTGAGATAAACCTTCTTCATTATTTTGTAATTTTGTACTATTTTTATAATAAGGTAATTTATTACCTTCTTTAATTAATTTATTAAAAAACCCATATATTATTTCAGCAGATTCTATATTATTACAAGAATTATATATCGAAAATCCTTTATAATAACTTATAGATACTAAAGATGAGTACAAAGAAGATTTAAACTTTTCTACTTTATAATTTATAATATTACCTTCTATTAAATAATATATATTATGATTATGTATATCCAAATTATCTAATCTTAAAGATTGTTCTCTATATCTACCGTCTTTAATACTAGAATCTAAATCATTTAAAGATTTTCTTTCGATAACAACATGTTTAATGTCATTAATTTCATCATAAATAATATAATCACCTATTTCTAAATTTTGTACTTGAATATTATATTTATTATCTTCGTTCAAAAAATTTAAATAATTTTTTATAGATAAAGGTTCTCTGGTATCAACTAGTAGTATCATTAATATGCAAATAATGATAAATAATATAAATAATTATTTATATTATTTATATTTAATAAATGTGTATACTAAAACTTTTAGAAATATTTTTTTCATATGATTTATATAACACTAATTCTAGAAATGTTAAAATAGAATCAGATATAGATATACAACAAATTTTAGATAATCAATATGATGAACCACCATCTTATACTGAAACAGTTCAAAATTCAATAACATTAGAAAAAATATAGTTTATCCACTACACATTAAACAACCCGATTCATCATTATTTGTATTAGTATTTGTATTTTGTTTTTCTGGTTCAATTGTAAATTGTTGAGCATCATATTTAGGTTTTCGTCTAAGATAATAAATACCTGTTTTAAGACCGGCTCTCCATGCATAAAAATGCATATTTGTCAAACCTTTTGGCTCAGGATCTTCCACCCATAAATTTAAACTTTGTGATTGACAAATAAAAATACCACGTTCTCGTGACATGTCAATTAAATGTCGCATTGATATTTCCCATGCAGTTTTATATTTATCTTTTATTGAATCGGGAATATTGGGTATATTTTTAATACTTCCTTTATTTTTAATAATCATCTGTTTCATATTATCATTCCATATATCTAACTCTAATAATTCATTAACTAAATATTTATTTACAATAATAAATTCACCAGCAAGAGTTCTTCTACTATAAATATTACTAGTTATAGGCTCAAAACATTCATTATTACCTAATATTTGACTAGTACTGGCAGTAGGCATAGGAGCACATAATAAACTATTTCTAATACCATGTTCAATAATACTAGATTTTAATTTATCCCAATCATATCTACTGTTATCAACTTTTGTAGACCATAAATCAAATTGTAACTCTCCTTTACTTGCATGAGAACCTCTAAATGAACTATAACTACCCGATAGATTTTCTGATAAATTCATAATCTCACTGCGAATAGGTTTATATTTTTTAAGCATTTGTTCCAATTTATTATCTTCTTTTTCTACATTACTAGAAGAAGCAGATGTATTATTAAATACAATATATTCATTACACATATCATATTTATTATTCTTATATACATCTTTATCATAACAATCATCTGTAGCAAACCACCAATTATTTAATGTATATTCTTGTATAATATATTTCATATCATCACATCTTTCTATGGAAATTTCATTACTAGTTTCTATAGCAGCATGATAAATAGTTTCAAATATATATTTATTAATTTGTTTTGCATTTTCAGATTCAAATGGTATATTCATTTTAAAAAACACATCAGCCAAACCCTGAACACCAATACCAATTGGTCTATGTAAATAGTTACTTATTTTAGTTTTTTCAGTAGGATAAAAATTAATATCAATAATATTATTTAAATTTCTTGTTATAACTTTTGTTATATAATGTAATTTTTCATAATCAAATGTTTTATCATCTCTTACAAAAGTAGGTAGTCCAATAGATGCTAAATTACAGACAGCTGTCTCTTTACTATCTGAATATTCTATTATTTCAGTACATAAATTACTACTCTTAATAGTTCCAATATTATTTTGATTAGACTTAATATTACAAGAATCTTTATATAATAAATAAGGCGTACCTGTTTCCATTTGAGCATCTAATATTTTGATCCATAAATCACGAGCATTTATTTGTTTTGTATATAATTTATCTTTTTCATATTTTAAATATAAATCATTGAATTTTTCACCATATACATCAGATAATCCAGGACATTTATCCGGGCAAAATAGAGACCAAAGTTTATTTCCATAAACTCTCTCCATAAATAAATCACTTACCCATAAACCATAAAATAAATCTCTAGCCTTACTATCTTCATCTCCATGATTTTTTCTTAGTTCTAGAAATTCTTCAATATCGGGATGATGAGGTTCAATATAAATAGCAAAACTACCATTACGTTTTCCTCCTTGATCTACATATTGTGCTGTTTTATTAAAAACACCTAACATAGGCGCTACTCCATTTGATTTACCATTTGTTCCACGAATATGCGAATCTTTTGAACGAACATTATGAATATGCAATCCAATACCACCAGACCACTTGGATATTAATGCACATTCTTTAACAGTATTAAAAATTCCATCAATACTATCATCTTCCATTGCAATTAAATAACAAGAACTTAATTGTGGTCTAGGTGTTCCTGCATTAAATAATGTGGGAGTAGCATGTGTAAAGTATTTTTGCGACATTAAATCATACGTTTCTTTAATTTTTTCAAGATTTCCCAAATGAATACATACAGAAACACGTAACCACATATGTTGTGGTCTTTCAATTATCTTATTTTTACATTTCATTAAATAAGCTCTTTCTAAAGTTTTAAATCCAAAATAATCAAAACTATAATCACGTTTGTAATCAATAATACTATCCAGATAATCTTTATTTTCTTCAATAAAAGTCATAACATTTTCATTAATTAATTTATAATTATTATTATTAACATCAATAAAATCATAAAGAATTTTCATTGAAAGATAAAAACTATCATTGGTATTTTTATGTAAATTAGATACACTTATAGCACTTGCTAACATACTATATTCTGGATGTTGTGATATCATAGATGTGGCTACTTCAGCAGTTAATTCATCTATTAATGTAGTTTTAATACCATCATAAATTTGATCTATTACTTTCATTGTTATATGGGCATAAGCTATATTTGATAAATTAAATTCTTTGCCAATTGATTTTATTCTTTTTAATATTTTATCAAATGAAATAATTTCAGATTTACCATTTCTTTTTGTTACATACATTTCATTTTCATTTTTTTGTGTCTTCATTAAGATTATATTTAATATAAATATAATTTTAAGTAGTTTTAAATATTTATAAAATTGCTTAAAAACTATTATGATATAATCATTAATATATAATTAAATACAATGTTATTAATATTAATATTATTTATAATAAATATGTGTAATTGTGGATTATTACCTATGGTTGGGAACAAATATATGGGAAAAGTATCTATACCATATATAGGAAAACAAAGTGTTGTAATTTCTCAAATAGAGAAAAAAAAATCTTTATTAACATTAGAAGGTATTATAAATACAGAAGGTGCTATATATTATAACTATTTTAATCGTACAACAAAAAAATATGACTATACATTAGATGATAATTTAAAAAGTATAATAAAAAAATATAAATGTGATTTAATAGATTCATTTTATGATAAAAAAAAAGATGAATGTTTTGTAAAGATAAACATTAAATTATTACGAATAAAAAAATCTATAATACTATTAAGAATATTGGAATAATTATAAAGAACAAATATTTAAGATATAATTAAAGCAATAGTTGTTAATCCTTGAATAGATGATATTAATTTAGCTACCATAGTAACTGGATAAATATCACCATAACCAAGTAAACATCCTGTTATAATAGAAAAATATAATCTATTAAAAAATTTAACAAATATATTTGGAGATATTTTGTGTATTTCTAATTCATCATTTTTAACTTCTTTTTCAGTTTTTTTTGTAGTTTCATCTATTATTTTTTCTTTTACAAAATTATCATATGTTTCATATAAATCATTAAATCCATCTATTTTATTATCATAATATGTATTTACTGTATTAAAACCATCTTGTATATTAGTATAATTTTCTATAATTTCTTTTTTAACTTTTTCTTTAATTACTTCTTCCTTAATAGTTTCTTGAAATTTATTAACACCAGCAAAATTAGAATCATCTAAAAATGTATAAATTATAGAAAATATAGTCATTAGGACAAAAAGTATAATTATTTTATTCTTATTTATACTTTTATTGTATTTATTGTATATATTTTTCA